AGATGATGCGGGCGCCGCGCTGGACCGGCCGGTTCCACGCTTCGACGTACACCGGGCCTTTGGTTCCTGCGTACCGACGCAGATATCCGGGCTGGCCGTCGGGAGTCATCTCGGCGGGACAGTGCTCGGGCCCCAGGAAGATGGCGCCCTTGTTCGCGACTTTGATGGCGCGCGCGCCCACGACCGAAATACGGCCGTCGGGGAGTTGCTCGACGTTGTCGATTCCGGCCTGATGCGTCAGGGTCTTGAGCTGTGGCCGGACCTTTCCGCCAATCAGCGAGTAGGACCCGGGGACGAAGTACAGATCGAACCGCGGACGGGACGGGGTATTCAGGGCGCGGGCCTGCTGGTGCCCATGGTCGGCGACGGGTGCGCCCGTGATGTACTGGCTGGTCTGAATCGGCATCGTGCTTGTGTCCTCGTGTTGTGACAGGGAGGCGGGTCAGGGCGGGCGGGCACGATGCGATTGAGGCCGCACCGCCCCGCCCACCTCGGAGTCATCAGGCGTCGGTGACGATGCCCACGCCCATGGCGTCCTGCTCCTCGGCAACACCGAAGAACGCAGAGCCAACCATCTTCTGGAGACCGGCAGCGCTGTTGCGCTCGAACTCAACCATCACCTCGGAGCCCGCGGGGACGATGACGCCACCGAGGGAGGAGATGGCAGAGGGGGAACCGGCAGCGAAGCCGATTGCACCAGCGGCAAACATCATGCCCGCGCGGTCTGCGCCCGCATTGGCGGTCGGGACCTTGGACGACTTGAAGATGTCGACACCAGCGAACGAGCCAGCGAAGCCCTGACCCTTGGCGTCAAGCATGTCCTGAGTCGCGGCCTTGTACTGGTTCGCGCCGCCCTCAAGCCGAATGCTGGCCTGGAGGTTGCTCACCTGAACCGGGTGAAGAACCGCGAGGAGCGCGCCGTTCACGTCGGACTCTTCCAACTGGAAGATGGCCGAATAGAAGTCGTCGACGCTCATGTCAACACCGCTGGTTCCAACGCTGTTGGAGAAGCCGGCGCCGAGCGCGGCAATGGCGGTGGTCACGGCCATGTGGTACGCGCCAACCATGTCCGCGGCAATGGCCTCGGGGCTGAGAAGCCCGGGGTCCGTCACCTGATAGAGGTCGGAGCGGTCACGGGCCAGCGCGTAGCGGGCGATCGTGATGGTCGGGGCGGTCGTGGTCAGCGCGGTGTTGCCGACCGCGGTGACCTCATCGGCATTGGTGGCGGACATGGCATCGTAGCCGGCCAGCCCGCCAAGCGGGATCTTGATGGCGGTGGACCCGCGGCCCGCCATGTCGCTATAGTCGTTGATGGCCGGGTGCTTGTACAGGCTGGCGCGGTCTGCCAGAAGGAGGCCCATCTCTCCGTAGAGGACGGCGGCAACGCGCTCAGACGCGGCGGTGTAAGTGATCTCGTTGGCCATTTTGGCGCACTCCGAAGTGGCCGCGCATGTGCGGCGGGGGTTCTTCGGCCCGTGCGCGTTTTACGGGGAGCGACCCGATGGGCAACGTCGACACTATACACCAGCGCGAAAGAGCGCGCAAGCTACCGGCGCGGCATCTCCACGTCGTGTGCCCGCTGGATTTCCAGAGCGGTCTTCCCCTCGCGGCGCATCTGCTGATACTGGGCGGTCGTGATTGTTGACCGTCCGGCGGGCGCTGGGGGCGCTGGGGGCGCTCCGGCGTTGCTCCGAGGCCACTGGTATGCTGGGGCCGGCGCGGGGGCAGGAGCGGGCTCTGGGGCGGCGCCAGGGGCCGGGGCGGGCTGTGCCCCCTGTAGGTGGGGCCGGAGGAGCACGGGGGCCGTCCCGGGGTCCGTGGCCCATCGCTTGAGGGCTTCGACGAACGGCGGGCGGCCGTCCTCCGGCGTGCGGGAGTAGGCCCATCGTGCCGCCTCGACAAGCTCAGGGTCCTCCAGGCCGATGGCTCGAAGTTCGTACTCTTCGCGCACGCCGGTCAATGCCTGAGCGTGCTGCTGCTGAATCTGCTCCCGCTCGGTCTCCCACTGGGAAACGGGCTCCCACCTCTGGGCCCATTCCTCGTTCTGGGCTTTCGCTTGGTCCAGTTCAGCACGGAGGGCCTGCAACTCTGCCGCGGCCGCGTCACGGGCCTGCACCACGGAATGGAACCGCTGGTATGGGATTCGTGCGGGTGCGCCGGCCGTCCCGGGGGGCGGGAGGTTCCCCATCTCCAAAAGGAGCGGGTCAGGAGCGGGTGCCGGGGCGTGCGCCACGACCGGGGGTGCTGGGGTTTCGTTGGGCATCGTGCTCACCTCTTCACATGCCGCATAAGCGCGGCGTTTCTGGGCTTGCTGCTCCATGCTGCAAACCAATCAGGGTCGGAACTTTTCACGATTCGAGCGGCCCACCGGGCACCGGCATCACCACCCCAAGCGTGCCACGCCTGCCACCCGGGCCCCTTCTCTGGCCACGTCTTCCCACGCTTGTCCACGAGATGACGAGACAGATAACCAAGCATCCTGCGGAGCGTGGCAAGGCTGACAGGTTGCCGGTTCGACAGTTGAGCGGCGCGGCGGATTCCCACCGGGGTCATCCCTCGGAGGCTCGGGGGCGACTTCGCCCGCGCGCGGAGAGATGCGGCCCCCGCTGCCGCGACGGTCTCAGGGGGCTTGAACGTCTCGCGCTCGTCCGCCATACCTACTCCTCACCTGCGGTCATCGGCGCCCCGATGGCGCGGGCGGCGTCCTCTTCGGTCGCCTCGGGATAGACCACTCGGTATGCGGCCACGGGGCCGAGAAGGCCCGCCGCGAGCATTTCAAGCGCTTCCTTGCGCCGGGCTTCGCGCTCCTGAGGGGATACCGGAATCTCCCGGTACACCACGCGGTAGCCGCCCTCCACAAAGTTGGTGGGGCGGGGGCCGGTGGCGGTCGCCCGGTTCAGGAGGATGGCCGCGGTCATCACAAGGCGCTCGTCAGAATCGCGGAACGACTCAGCGTAGCGCTTCTGCGCCGCCCGCTTGCCCTCGTTCGTGAGGCTGATTGCGGCGCCGCTCTGGGCCTGCCCTGTCATCCGCTGAATGTCCGAGGGCGGCACGTCGGCAGACTGGGCGAGGCGGGCCACGAAGTCGGCGAGGCTCCGTTCCATCACAGCAATGTCGCCGCCGGGCTTGAACTGGCCAACCATCGGCTGCGTGTTCTCTTCACGGTCGGCCGGTGATACCAACTGGAGAAGGGATGCCGGGTCGGTGACCATCGAGCCCGCGGGGCGGCCGTCACTCGTCTGCGTTGCGTGCGCACCGCCAACCTCAAGGTTGACTGTGTAGCGCTGGGGCCATGATGCGTCGCGCCAAGTGTGCATGAGCATCTGGTGCAAGACCGCGGCGTCGAGAGTGCCCTCGACCAGTTCCATCCGGTCGTAAGGAGACCAGAGACGGAAACCGGACTTACGCGCGTGATACTTGACGTAAGGGAGGACCGGTAGCCCATTGCGGCGCCGGTACGGGTAGGCGTCCCCGCTCATCTCGGCGCCGAGGATGAGCGCGGTGGCGTCCTCTTCCTTGGTCTGCCCTCCCTCGTTCCGGAGGGTGGTCACGCGGTAAACCGGGTTCTCCAGGTCGGTCACGTCGAGATGGTCGCACGTCCACAGCACCGCGCCCTCAACCTTCCGCTGCCGGTACTCACGGACGGAGACGGGAAGGTCCGGCCGGTCCGGGTCCGCAGTGCAGACCGTTAGGTCAGCGAACGCCGGGCGAGCGGTCAAGCGCCCATCGGGGGATGCGTCCAGACGGACAAGGCCATCATTCTGGCCGAGCACGTAATACTGGACCATCTGCATCATGGGCCAGATGCCGGCCGTGCGGAACTTGCCCGTGATGCCGTCGGTCTCGGCGGTGTCGTGGCGAATGTCCGGCGCCGTGTCGTATAGGACCGACAGCTCGCGGGAGATGTTCGAAAACGGGTTGATGGCGAGGGACGTTTCACCCCAAGCATCACGGCGGGCGGTGCCCACCAACTTCTGGATTCGGTCATCCAGTTGGGACTTCCAGCGGCCTTCGAGCATGGCCCGGCGGCGGGCATTCTCTGCCCACCGGTCTTCATCCTCCGGAGAGAGAGACACCGGGGGGCGCGGCGCAACATCGAAGGATGGGTAACCGGTGGGGCGCATGGCTCTCGCTCAGTACAGGTAGACGCCGCGGCCGGGCCGCTTGCCTGCCCGGTGGAAAATATAGTCCCACAGACCATAGCGCATTGCGTCGATTTTGTCTTTATAGCCGTGCTTGTCGTCGGTGAAATCCCACCCGTTCAGCGCGTCGATGACGACACTGCACCGTGGGTGGACGAAGAACGCGCCCTTGACCATGAGCTGATGTAGCCATCGGCCACCGACAGAGACAGACCCGCGGGAGTCGCCGCCCCGCTTGACCGTCCGGAGGCGCGGACGAAGTGCCTTGTCAGGGATGCCCATCGCCCGGGATAGGGACTTCATCAAGTCGCGGTTAGACTTGTGCTCTGCCCCACGCATGTAGATCCGGTCGCCCCACGCCTTGTCTATTTCCTTCCAGGTCAGACCGTTCCGCCGGAGCATTTCGAGGATGCCGCGCGCATCATCGTCAAGCCCGGTGTTCTCCGCGCCCACATAGACATCCCAGACCCACACCCGCTGAGCTACGCCGCCCTCGGCCTCTTCGACGAGCATCAGGACCGCGCACTGTTTACCGGCCTTGCTGCCGTAGTCGACACCGAGGACGACCGAAACCGTCGGCGCGTTGCACTCATTCGAGACCATCAACACGTCGTCGAACGAGCCGAAGTAACGCCCCTGTACCCGCATCTCCCATTCGC